GCTTAGTATCTGAACAAGCGACTGCGCAAAAACAGCATGATGATCTCAAAGAACCCCGCAATTCCCGCCGTGAGCTGGCACTTCTACAGATAGAGAAAGCCAATAGAGACTATGCTTTGGCGACGCCCATTACGGAAGATTTCCTGACAGACGAGCTGCTGGACACATCAGCCGAAATCATTAAAAACACAATCAATGAGGAAGCGCTGCGCCGCCATGAGATGGATGAGAATGCAAGGCAGGTATCCTCGCCCGCTGTTTCAGCTCCACCGCCGGCGGCCAAGCCTCCTGTGGTACCGATACCGCAGGTTGAACCCGGCGTGTCATGGCCCAAGGTAATGACGGTCACAATCACACTTAACAGTTCATTTGACTATCAGGCAGTAGAAAACGTATTAAGCAGTCTTCCGCCGCAGATTCGATGGAATTCCGATATAAAGGAGATATAACCATGGCAATTGAATTTAAAAAAGCACATCGATCCAAAGCTAAGCTCAGGCTGGCTATTGCGGGCCCGTCAGGAGCGGGGAAAACATATTCGGCGCTTCTGATTGCATCAGGCATTGTTCCGTTGGAAAAGGTGGCGGTGATTGACACGGAATCAGGATCTGCAGATTTGTATGCAGATTTGGGAGGATATTCTACATTGACGATCAACCCGCCGTATAGCCCTCAGAAATATATTGAAGCCATCCACGCGGCAGAAGCGGCAGGATTCGAATTAATTATTATTGACAGCCTGTCACACGCATGGAGTGGAGAAGGGGGGCTGCTTGACCAGCAGGGGAAAGCGGCAGACAGCAAGTACAGAGGAAACAGCTGGGCGGCATGGCGCGAAATTACGCCGCTTCACAACCAGCTGGTAGAGACCATGCTGCATACGCCACTCCATGTCATTGTCACCATGAGAAGCAAGACGGAATATATACAGACCGAGGTAAATGGAAGGAAACAGATCCAGAAGGTCGGCATGGCACCTATCCAGCGTGACGGTATTGAATACGAATTTACCACTGTCTTTGATTTATCGCAGAACCATACAGCCACGGTCAGTAAGGACAGGACAAAGCTGTTCGATGGGCAGTATTTTACGCCTACGGCTGATTGCGGCAAGGCCCTCCTGCAGTGGCTTAATGCAGGTGCTCCGGTTACAGAACCCGCGCCTGTTATCCGTCAGGCCGCAACGCCGGCAGTTAATCAAATGCCTGTAAACTCTGCCGCCGGCAAACCACAAGACAAAACACACCGCCAGCGTTTGGAACGAATTTGGGCACAGATCGGCTGGGATAAAACACAGCCGCTGGACACTTATATGACTGCCCGGATGCAGGGACAGCGCGGAGCCGCGGCCACAGTCAACGACGCGACGGACGCCGACTGGCTTGCTGTGGACAGAGAGATTACAAAATACCTGATTGAGCAGGGACAGGCAAAAATTGCGGAACCTCTTACCGGCGAACCGCTTTTAAATGATACAGATGTCCCATTTTAAAAATAAAGGAGAATGACTATGATTTCAGCTACACTTTACGGAAGAATTGCGAGAGAACCGGAGCTGGTACAGCCGATGACGGGCAGAGACGCTTATGTGCGGTTTTCTATGGCGGTGGAAACCGGGCGCAAAGACGAAAACGGCAACCGGATTGCACAGTTTGTCAGTATTTCTGTATTCGGAAAACAGGGAAATACAATCCTCCAGTATTTTCATAAGGGCAATCGTATTGCATGCCATGTGCGGAATCTGGAAGCCCGTGCTTATACTGACAAAGCCAACCAGCCGCAGGCAAGTCTCAACGCCGTATTGACAGGGGTAGAATTTGTTGAAACGAAGGCAGAACAGGAACAGTCAGCGCCGCAACCTGCCGCCGTTCCGCAGATGGGGACGGCGGCGGGCTATTCTGCCCCGCGGCAGCCGGCAGCTGCCGTACCGCCTGTACAGACAGCAGCACCACAGACGCTGCAGGGCATGAATATTGCTGTCCCGGGCACCGCTCCGTGGGAGGCCTAATACTATGTTTAATCTGCGGAGTTACCAGACGGATCTGATCAGCCGGATTGCCGCAGATTTTTCTTCGGGCATTCAGCGTGTCTGTGCCGTCGCCCCATGCGGGGCAGGAAAAACTGTTGTGGTCGGCTGGATGGCGGGAAAAACCGCACTGGTTAATAAACGGGTACTGTTCCTGGTTCACCGCCGGGAACTCATCGACCAGTCTGACCGCACTTTTACAGCAATGAATATCCGTCACGGTATCATTTCTGCCGGTGTACCTGCTGATTATGAGTCATCCGTGCAGATTGGTTCCGTCCAAACGGTGGCGCGACGGCTTACCCGTATCCCGCCACCTGATTTCATCATTATCGATGAGGCACACCATGCGGCAGCAGGAACGTGGAAGAAAATCATGGAGGCATTCCCTCAGGCGATGACGCTTGGTGTGACGGCTACACCTGCAAGGCTTGACGGCAACGGACTGGGAGATATTTTTCAATCTCTTGTTATGGGGCCGTCTGTAGATGAGCTGATCCAATGGGGGAATCTGTCCAAATATAACTATTATGCGCCGCCATCCAAGGCGGATATTAAATCAGTACGTATCCAATTCGGAGATTATGTGAAGTCCGAATTGGAACGTGCTGTAGACGATGATGCCCTCGTGGGGGATATTGTTGCTAATTACCAAAAGCTGGCAGACGGCCGGCAGACGGTCTGTTACTGCGTGTCTCGTAAGCACAGTGAGCACACGGCGGCAAAATTCCGGGCGGCCGGGATATCCGCAGCCCATGTGGACGGAGAAACACACAAGGCGGAAAGGGACAGGATTATTTCCGATTTCCGCCGCAAAAAACTCCGTGTTCTATGCAATGTGGATCTTTTGGGAGAAGGGTTTGATGTGCCGGGAATGGAAGCGGTGATTCTGGCGCGGCCGACAGCGTCCCTGACACTGTTTATCCAGCAGTCTATGCGTCCGCTTCGTCCCGATCCTGATAATCCTTCCAAGGTGGCCGTTATTATTGACCATATGGGAAATTGTTTCCGTCATGGCCTTCCTAATGCGCCACAAGAATGGACGCTGGACAGTAAACCTAAAAAGAAACGGATACGGGAAATATCTATGCATCAGTGTCCGAAATGTTATCAGGTGTGGATGACGGCACAGCGTACCTGTCCTTACTGCGGATATGTGCCGCCTGTGGCCGAGAGGAAAGTAAAAGAAGAAGCGGGAACGCTGGCGAAAATTGACAGCCTGGAACTGCTGGAGAAAAAGCGGAAGCGTCAAGAAGTCGGACGGGCCAGAAGTCGGCAGGATTTGGAAGATATCGCTCTCCGGCGGGGCTATAAATTTGGATGGGTAAGGAAGATGATGGAAATCAAAGGGATCCGGCAATCCGTTTAATTTCAATAATAGAGGTGATTATGATGACTGAGCATGAATTACAGAATTTAATTCGTTTACATATATCAGAAAACAAGCTGGGAACTATGTTTCGCGCTAATGTAGGCAGCGGATGGACGGGAACTGTACATAAAAGCAGCGCAAGATCAGTAACCATTTACGGAGCCCGGAGATTTTCTACAGGTTTACCGGCGGGGTTCCCTGATTTATTTGGGTTCCGTACAATCACTATTACCACGAATATGGTCGGGAAGGAAATAGCAGTCTTTTGCGGAATTGAAATTAAGAAACCGGACGGAAGGGTGCGCCCGGTACAGCAGAACATGCTTGACTATTTGCAAGAGCGGGGAGCCCGCGCGGGAATCGCCCGGTCCTGTGAAGATGCAGAACAGATTCTTTCCGGTAAACAGCTATGACAGAACTTGATTTTTTTGAAGAGATATACAAAGGATGCCATGGGTATGTGTATCTTTGGACAAAACAGGACAAGGCAACTCATTCATACCTGTTGGAACCCGGAGTCTCTAAAAAAATATGGAACACAGCGCGAATGCTTTCCGGCATGCGGAAGGATGTCTATTTTTCTTTGGGGACAACGGCTGATCCTCTTCCTGCTGATCTTCGCGCTAAACAACAGAATGTTACATCTATTGCCTGTCTCTGGGTAGATATTGATATAGTGGACTCTGCGGCACATAAAGCAGAAAATCTTCCGAAATCCGTTGATGAAGCGATGGGATTATTACCGGAAAAGTATCCACCGTCTATCATTGTGTCTTCCGGGCACGGGCTTCATGCTTACTGGCTGCTTAAAGAACCCGTTATAATCAACGACAAAAATCGGGCGGAAGTCATTAATACTGTCCGCAAGCTTCAGCAAATCATACGGAACAGTGCGGCGGCCAACGGCTGGAAAATTGACGCGACGGCTGATTTGTCGCGTATACTCCGGGTGCCTTATACGTGGAATTTTAAGGATCCTGGAAATCCGGTGCTTTGTGAAGTGATTGAATACGCGGATCTTCGTTACCGTTATAAAGATTTTGCATCTTTGCAGGTCGAAATACCTCAATTGCTTTCTGATCGCAAGCAAGGCTTTGAGCGGCGCCAAACGGACGGCAACTCTTTCATGATGCTGTCTAATTGTAAATTTCTGCAGCATTGCGAACTGGATGCCGATACCATCACTTATGACGAATGGGTCGCGGCTCTTTCCAATCTGGCAAGAGCTTCTGACGGACCGGGGGCATGCCATGAGCTATCCAAAGCTGATCATAGACGATACAACGCGGAAAAGACTGATGCCAAGATTACAGAAGTCCTTTCTAATATGAGCCCTCGTACATGTGAGTATATACAGAAAACGCTCGGCTTTAAACATTGTGAAAACTGCCCTGTTAAATGTCCATCCGGATGGGCACTGGCTAATGTGCCCCGTGCTATGGCCACATTGCGGGCCGTGACGACGCCAAACCCTGAAACGGTTTTTACCCCTGAAGTTATTGGAGCGCTTGCTCTGCTTCAGAAAGAGGCGCCTTTGGAGTTCCAAAAACACAAGGCAAGGTTTAAAGGACATATCAATCTTAATGACTTATCCAAAATCATTGCCGAGGAACGCCGGAAAAGCTTTCACGTTGAGTCCTCATCTACGGAAAGGATATCTACATCTCAAGGAACATATAAAGCTCCTAAAACGACAAAATCACTCATTTCTGATTGTCCGATAGACCTTCGGATACCTGCAGGTTTTTCTGTGGACGCTACCGGTGTGTGTGAATACCGCGAGCGGATGGACGGGGATGTGATCAGAAATCCGGCATCGGGTGTTCCAGTAGTTCTGACATCACGGCTGTATAACATGGATACGGATACTGAAAAGGTCGAAATATGCTTCAAATATTATAACCAATGGCGCCGGACGGTACAGCCGCGGTCGACCGTATTTTCCAGCCGAAGCATCGTTAAGCTGTCTGACTGGGGACTTAATATTTCATCGGAAACGGCCAAGTACCTTGTGAAATACTTACAGCAAATGGAAGCCATGAACCAAGACAGAATCCCTTTGTGCTACAGCGTCTCCCGCCTGGGATGGCGTAAGCATTGTGAAGAATTTATCCTTCCGTCTAATACAGATTATCGGATTGAAATGGATGACGAGGGGGATATTACGGAAGCCATGCAGGCGACCGGAGAATTGTCACGCTGGTATCAGCTGGCCGGGGAAATCCGGAAGTATACCTTCGCCCGGTTCCTTATGGCAGCATCTTTCGCTACGCCTTTACTGGGATTGTTCCGCCAGCGGAATTTCCTTCTGTATTTTTGGGGCACGTCCGGCGGCGGGAAGACGGCTGCCATGAAAATGGCCATGAGCGTATGGGGGAATCCTGACCGGATGATGACCAGTTTCCTCACGACCAAGGCCGGATTGGAACGCCGCCTATCCCTGCTCTCTGATTTTCCTGTTGCCATTAACGAGCGGCAGGTCGCAGGCCAGGGGCGTGACAAGCAGGACTATTTGGAATATGTAGTCTATATGCTGGAAGGTGGTAAAGGCAAGGGACGCGCCAGCAAGACGGGCCTGCAGAAGACTGCCTACTGGCGAACCGTCGGTATGGCCAACGGGGAAGAACCGCTTACCCGGGAAAATTCTGTTCGCGGCGTTAAGAACCGTATCCTTGAAATCAATACATATCCTGTTCTTCCGGATGGACTTGCCAAACGGGTTCATCAAATGGACAGTTATGGATTAGCGGGCTCCCTGTACATTAAAGCTCTGCTTGCAAACCGGCTAATGGCCGGTGAGGTGTGGAACCGTATCCGGCAAGATCTGTCTACGCGGTATACCGATTACAGCCCTGTTCATGTGGACGCCGTGGCGCTTATTACGACAGCTGACGTGCTTGCAGGAATGTGGTTGTGGCGTATGGATCTCCAGACAGCTTTATCACAGGCGGAGTATATGGGTGGAGAAGTATTTAAATCCCTTCCGACGATCCATGAAATTTCCGATACAGACCGTGCGTGGGATTTTGTTCAAAACTGGATGGCTGCCAATACAGCCCATTTCGATAACGAAAGTTATAGCAGTATGCAGAAAACGGTCTCACCCCTTTATGGGTTTATCCGGGGAGGAAAGACACATGTATTCCCTAACGCGTTGCATGAGGCAATGGACAAGGAAGGTATCAGCTACGAGAAGATGATTAAAGAATTTGCCACGGAAAAGAAAATAGAAACGTCCACAGGCGCCGATGGATGGGTAAGAAATTTGAATGTTGTGAAATACCAGGGAAAAGCATGCCGTGTTATTACAATACTTAATTAATTTCTGTTACACGGGCTACACGTAAGCTACACGTAAATCCGAAAAACGTGTTACCCGATTTTTACCAGTGATTATCGAAAGAAAAGAGGTATAGATATGTTAGGTTACACGTGTTACACGTTAAATATATATAGTTGGTTGAAATATACCTACCTACCCTAAGGTATAAGGAGGGTATAAGGGGGGTCTATAAAAAACACACACCCTATTTGCGCTAACGTGTAACCCGTTTTTGACCTTTGGTCACGACAGATTTTATCGGTGTTCCGAGAGACGGCTTGGGTCACACGTTAACGGGTAACCCATAAAAAATAGTTCAAATGTTCGGTAGCAGAGAGGTGTAACGCAACGATGAATTTCGATACGGAAAGATGGAAATTATTAAAAATCTGTGAGATGAATGCAAGACGGTCTTGTATTCCCGGTATTCAGAAAATGGCCGGTGAAATTTTTGTGGATCCCTGGCCGCAGTCGGATTCTGATATATGGTTGTCTATGTTTACTGAAGCTAAAGCTGTAAATATGAATCTCTGCAGTTATTTGTTCTTGGTTCGCGGTTGTGGAACTTATTTACAGGAGAATTCATCTTATGGATTAACAGGTAGCGGATGGCCGTATTTGTTTAAGCCTTGTGTATCTTCTGATACATGGCCATCCAAGAATGTATTTCAGGAAATAATGAATGATATGTTTCGGCAGTTTAGTGCCCAGCAGATTTACCGGGTAATGAAAAATGCATGGGATTTTCAAAAAAGCGTAAGTAATTAAAGAGGGAGGTTTCAGATTATGATATTCGTGTTAGGTATGATTTTTGGTGCATGTATAGGGTTGCTGATTTGTTCGCTATGTATGATTTCAGGCAGGGGTACATATGATGATCGTTAAAGAATTTCTGAATAATGTTCGGCGGCAGCATGCACGGGTAGAAGCTTGCGAAGAACGGCTAAAAGAAATTGAATGTGAAGTTATCTCTTTAAAATCTCCACAGCTAGGTGACAAAATACAATCAAACAGTGTGAAATCACTTGATGAAGTAATCTGCAGACTCGAATTGAAAAGAGCAGAAACATCACGGGAATTTGTTCGGCTTATGGATATGCAGGATAAAGCAGAAGCTCTGATCAGCTGTGAAAAAGATCATGACCGATGGACGTTATTGTACCGCAGATACATACTTAATCAAAAATGGGAAGAAATCGCGGTACAGATGCACTTTGATTTACGTTGGGTATATCGAATTCATGGTGCAGCTTTACGTGATTTGGAATCCACGCCATTAAAAGCCACTATCAACCTGTGATATAGTGTATGTGTGAAAGTAAGGACATTTTACTTACTTCCTCCCTAATTAAGAGCCTACGCATCGTATTCTTGACGTGTAGGCTCAGTAAATTTGTGGCACTCATAACGGGTGCCTTTTTATTGCAGGAAAGGAGGTGGTGGCGTGACGCCGAGACAGGAGAAATTTTGTATTGAATATCTAATCGATTTAAATGCAACGCAGGCTGCTATACGAGCCGGATACAGCAAGAAAACGGCTAAGAGTTTAGGGCAACGTTTGTTGACCTATGTTGACGTAAAAAGTCGTATCAAAGAATTGCAGGACAAAGTCTTTGAAGACGGCATGATGTCTGCAGCGGAAGCGCTGTGGCGGCTGTCTAAAGCAGGCAGAGGGGAACTTAAAGAAGAAGTAGTCGTTACCGAAGGTGTCGGCGATGGGTTCAGTGAAGCAAAGATAATAAAAAAACAAATTTCTGCAAGAGACCAGATAAAAGCACTTGAATTAATGGGGAAACGCCACGACCTGTTCAGTTCTGATACGAAGATTGAAATGGTACCCGTAATCATCACCGGAGAGCGTGAAATTCATGAGTAATGCCAGTAGGATATATCTTCCGGATGTTATCGGCGGCGGTTACAGGGACTTCTGGAATTTCAAAGGCAGGTACCGGGTAGTTAAAGGCAGTCGTGCGAGTAAAAAATCAGTTACCGCAGCATTATGGTTTATTTATAACCTGATAAAGTATCACGAAGCGAATCTGCTGGTGGTACGGAAAACTTTCAGAACACTAAAAGACAGCTGTTATACACAGCTTAAATGGGCAATACACCGCTTAGGGGTGTACGATTATTTTATCTGCAGGGAAAGTCCTCTTGAAATCACTTATAAGCCGACAGGACAGAAGATATTCTTTCGGGGACTGGATGATCCGCTGAAAGTTACTTCTATCACGGTAGACGTCGGCGTGCTTTGCTGGCTGTGGGTTGAGGAAGCGTATGAAATCACGTCAGAGGCGGCGTTTGATACGCTGGATGAATCTATACGAGGTGAAGTGCCGGAAGGATTGTTTAAACAGGCAACGCTGACTTTTAATCCATGGAATGAAAAACACTGGCTCAAGAAGAGGTTTTTTGATAAGGCGGATAATGATATTCTTGCAAAGACAACGAACTATCAATGCAATGAATTTCTTGATGATTCTGACCGCAGTATGTTTGAGCGTATGCGGCTGAATAATCCGAGGCGATATCAGGTGGCAGGACTTGGCGATTGGGGTATCGTTGAAGGACTGGTGTATGAAAACTGGGAAGAAAGGATATTTGATGCTGCAGAAATTGCGAGAAGAGAAAGTGTGCAATCTGCTTTTGGTCTTGATTTTGGGTATACAAATGACCCGTCCGCGCTCTTCTGCGGGCTGGTAGATACGAAAGCAAGGGAGATTTATGTATTTGACGAAATGTATAAAAAAGGCCTGACCAACGAAATGATTTACCGAGAAATAAGCCGAATGGGATATTGCAAGGAAAACATTACGGCCGACAGCGCGGAACCTAAGTCAATCGCACAGCTCCGTGCGTTGGGGCTGACTCGTATTCATGCCGCAAAAAAGGGCAGAGACAGCATACTGAACGGGATACAGCTGATACAGGATTATAAAATTGTTATTCATCCGCGCTGCGTTAATTTCCTCACGGAGATAGGTAATTACACGTGGGATAAGGATAAATTTGATAATCAGGTGAATAAACCGATTGACGATTTCAATCATTGCTTAGATGCTATGAGGTATGCCATGGAGCGATTCGGGCGAAGAGGCAGCGGTATTCAATTTTTAACATAGGCGGTGGACGATGGATTTTAGCTTAAATGCGTTGTGGAATAATATCATACGCCGTGGGAGCGGCAGCGGACTAACGGAAATAGAGTTTCTGGAGTTGGAACTTCAAGCATGGATTGATTCAGGGAAACGAAATCAGATGATTGTCGGCAAGCGGTACTTTGATGGAGACCATGATATTTTAAATAAACAAAGACAGGCTGTAGATGCGAACGGCAATGCTCGGCCGGTTAATGGTTTGCCGAATAATCGGATTGTGGATAACCGCTATGCGGAACTGGTGGATCAAAAAGTAAGCTATCTGTTGTCTAAGCCGCTGGAAGTACGGACGGATGATGAAGGATATGGTAAACAGTTAGATACCATATTTAATCAAACATTCCGCCGCCGATTGAAGAATCTGGGAACGGACGTACTGAATTGCGGGCTTGGATATCTGCATCCGTACATCTCAAATGGCGAGCTTCAGTTCAAAAGGTTCGCACCGGAACAGGTCCTTCCATTTTGGGTGGATGAGGAACATGAAATACTGGACTCATTTTTGCGGATCTATTCTGTCTTTACTTATGAGGGCACGCAGCCGAAAATCATATGGAAAGTAGAGCACTATACGACTGGAGGTATACGTCGATACATTTACACGGACAGCAAAAAGCTTATTCCCGATGTAGAGCAGACAGATGCCGACTACCTCACGGTAAACGGGGAGCCATTTAATTGGGACAGAGTGCCGCTGATCGCATTCAAGTACAATAATCGGGAGCTGCCGCTGATAAGCCGTGTGAAGGGGCTGCAGGACGCCCTGAATGCGCTGTTAAGTAATTACAGTGATAACATGGCGGAAGACATTCGTAGTACTATTTTGATTTTAGAGGGATACGAGGGTGAGGATCTATCGGAATTCCGCCGGAACTTAATTGCTTACGGTGTAATCAAAGTAGGAACGGAAGACAGAAAAGGCGATGTGCGGACGCTTAGCATTGAAGTCAATGCGGACAACTATGATCTGATTATCAAGCTGCTGAAGAAGGCGATTATTGAGAACGGCCATGGTTTTGATGCCAAAGATGACCGTATGTCAAATAATCCCAATCAGATGAATATCCGCTCTATTTACAGCGATATAGACTTAGATGCTAATAATATGGAGATGGAATTTCAGGCAAGTCTGGAACAGCTGATGTGGTTTGTGAATACATTCTTGCGTATTAGCGGCACAAATCCAGATAAAAATAAAGTAGAATTTATCTTTAACAGGGATACGCCCGTCAATGAATCGGAAGTGATTCAAAACTGCAAAAACTCTGTCGGGATTATCAGTAGGGAAACCATTGTAGCAAACCATCCATGGACGAAAGATACGGCGGAAGAACTGGTACGGCTTGAAAAGGAAAATGCGGAATCTCTCATGCCTGATTATGCGGCAAATGAGCCTAACGGTGCTGAAGAATGAACTACTGGGAAAAGCGTTTTGAACGATTGAAACGGCAGCAGATGGGGAAAGCAGAAACCGTCACGGCTGTTATGCGCAGGGAATATGTGAAAGCGTTGACCGCATTACGCAAGGAAGTGCTGGACTGGTATTACCGATACGCGGAAGAAAATGAAATGTCTCTGGCTGATGCGAAAAGGGAACTCGATGCACGGGAGTTAAAAGCATTTCAGCTGACACTAAAAGAATATATCAAACTGGCCAAGAAGAAAGACCTTTCGCAAAAGTATATCAAAATGCTGGATAAAGCTTCTATTCGCGCACGGTTGGACAGGAGCCAGGAATTATATATTAAGACATCGCGGTATGTAGAAGAATTGGCAAAATCGCAAAATCTAAGCATGAATCGTCTCTTGGCTAATGTGTATGAGGACAGCGTTTACAAAACGGCGTATGAGGCGCAAAAGCTGAAGGGGGAATTTTCCACATTTAAGGGGGTAGCAAAGCAGGATATAGAAACCGCCGTATCCAAGCCGTGGGCAAGCGACGGAAAGGATTTTTCCGGCAGGATATGGGATAATAAAACACAGCTTATGAATACCCTGCAGACAGAAATGACACGGTCTTTTATGATTGGTGAAGGCGTGGCACCGTTAATTAATCGGATACAGAAACGATTTAATGTATCATTCAGTAATGCCCGTAGGTTAGTGGAAACGGAAACAGCCTATGTGCAGGAAAAAGCAATGCTGGATACGTATGATGCATTGGATGTGGAACAATATCAGATACTGGCTGTACTGGATTTGAAAACATCAGACATTTGCCGACATCTGGATAAAAAGGTATTTGACAGGAAAGACGCCAAGCCGGGAATTACTATGCCGCCGTTTCATTGCTACTGCCGCTCGACTACAATCCCATACATTGAAGAAATTACTGATAATCAGGAGGATACGAGGGCGGCACGTGACCTATCAACCGGGAAGACGGTATTTGTTGAAGGTGATTTGAATTATGAGGAATGGTATAATAAATACGTAAAGAATACCGATACCGGTGCGTTGACCGGGTTAAAAACCAGTAACGGGATTACTATTGCTAAGCTGTCTAAGCACCAGCAGGAAAGGGCAGATATCCGCAATCTTGATTTAGATGGTATTAAAGATGCATTGATAAATCCACTGCATGTTGGAGAGGTCGTAGTAAAAGAAAATGGAAACTCGCAGAGATTTATCGGTGAAGCTACAACTGTGAATATAAATCCTGACACGGGGGTTATTATTACATCGTGGCCGACAGGTAAATCTCGACTGAAAAAATATAAGAAAGGGAAATAAGATGATTCTACAATATGAGTTTACTGAAAAAGAAAAGATGTTCTTAAAGAAAATGCATTTCAGTTTTGCTGATGAAATGGAAGATGAGAAAGCTGCGGATTTAGTGGATGCTATTGCTGATGATATACAAGGACTAAATGAAGATGACAGAAATATTGCCGAAGATATCATTACTAAAATCACTACTCATCCGGATTGGTAGCGGATAAAAATAACATACGGTTTCAAAAGCACTCTTAACGGGTGCTTTTATATTGCCTTTTCCGTACTGCAGGCGAAAAAGAACAGGTATTTCCGGTGTGGGGGATAAACCACGATAAAAAGTCGAAAGGAGATCATTATGACAAAAGAAGAGTTAAAGGCGTTGGGGCTGACTGATGAACAGGTTACGAAAATTTCGGAGGATTACGGTAAAAATTATGTGGCCAAGTCACAGTTCAACGAAAAGAACGAAGCCCTGAAGAATGCCGAAAAAGAGAAAGGGGAATTATCAAAACAGATTGAGGGTTTAAAAAAGAACAATGACAGTAATGCGGAGCTCAAGAAACAGATTGAGGCTATGCAGGCGGCTGCCAAGACTATGGAAACAGAACATGCTACGCAGCTTGCGCAGATGAAACTGGATGCGGCGGTAGAACGTTCTCTGACTGCGGCAAAGGCAAAGAATATTAAGGCTGCCCGCGCTCTGCTGGACTTGAAAGACGCAAGGCTGGACGAAAAAGGGGAAGTCGTTGGACTTTCCGACAAAATTAAAGAGCTGCAGAAATCAGACACGTATCTGTTTGATGTCGTGGATAAACAGAAAAAAGAAGTAGATGGCATCCATCCCGGATCGGGTTCTGACGGTGGCGATGCGGCAAAACTGACTGTGCAGCAGCAATTTGAACAGGCATTAGGTATTTAATAAAAAAGGAGAATTAAACAATGGCAATTAATACACTTGAATATGCAAAGAATTTCCAGCAGAGTCTGGATAAGCAAATGTTGGTAGGTGCGACTTCCGGATGGATGGAATCTAATGCACAGAATGTAAAATACAGCGGCGGGGATACGGTAAAAATGCCGGAGATTTCTATCGGCGGCTTAGCGAAATATGACCGTGACAACGGGTTTAATCAGGGTGCTGTAACTCTGAAATACGCAGATTACAAATTAACACAGGATCGCGGACGCACGTTTATGCTTGACGCTATGGATGTGGATGAATCCAATTTTGTGGCATCTGCCGGAAACGTTATGGGCGAGTTCCAGCGTACACAGGTTATCCCGGAAGTGGATGCGTTCCGCTACTCTAAGATTGCGGCTTTGGCAAAAGGCGCATCCCATGAAACGGCAACTTTCACGCCGGATAAAACAAACGTGCTGGAAAAGCTGGATGATGAAATTGCAAAAGTGCAGGACATTGTTGGCGAAGGAGAACCGCTTGTTATTATTATGGCTACTTCGATCCGCACTATCCTGAACAATGCAAAAGACATTACTAAGTACTTGGATACGGCGGACTTTAAAGCTGGTGAAATTACTACCAAAGTAAAAACCTATAATGAAATTCCGATTCTTTCCGTACCTTCAGCCCGCATGAAGACGGCGTATGTATTCAACGATGGGAAAACCACCGGGCAGGAGAAAGGCGGATTTAAGCCGGATACTGCTGCAAAAGGAATTAACTGGATTATCATTGCCCGCCGTGCACCGATTGCGGTTTCAAAGACGGACAAGATCCGCATTTTTGACCCGAACGTGAATCAGAAAGCTGATGCATGGAAACTGGATTACCGCAAATTCCATGATCTCTGGATTCCGACAAACAAGCTGGCTGGTGTATGGGTTAATACCGGGGTGTAAGGAGGTAAATCATGGAAAGATTAACCAGATTGAATGAGGTGCAATATACAGAAAGTGATTTCCAGAAAGAGAAACTAATCAAAGAGGGATTCGTTCTTGATGAGGACTATGGCGCTGATAATGATGCTGTTGCACTGGATAAGATGACCAAGCAGCAGCTTGTTGATTATGCGGAAGCTAACGGGATTGATATTTCCGGTGCGGATACAAAAGCCGATATCCTTTCTCTGATCAAGGAGTAATTCTTATGATTGCCGATGTAAAAATACTCATTAAGGGTGCGACCGGGTATGATGTCAAAGATTCTGATATGGTATTGCTGGAATACATCTATCAAGGAGAGTTACAGCATGTCCTGAACAGCTGCAACTTGAAAGAAATCCCTGATGAGCTGCAGCGTACTGTAGATGAAATGGCAGCAGGTAGGTTCGTGCAGATGAGCAAAGCAGCTATTTTAAGTGCTGATGAGCTTGACGTCGTGAAATCTATAAAAGAGGGAGATACGACGGTAGAGCTCGGTGGAACTTCGGCAGAACAGAGGCTGGATGCGCTGATTGCGTTGTGGACAAAGGAGCGTGATTTGGGATGCTTCCGAAGGCTGCGTTGGTAAGATCAAGAAAAGCCGTTGAAAGCTTGTATACAGACACCTGCAGAATTATTACAGAAAAGGATACTGTAGATCCGGATACGGGAATTGTAAATACGGCAAGGGTGACCTCTGCGGAGTACCATTGCCGTATTTCTTACAAGAATTTGCCCGTAACCGGCGGTGATGGCATTCCTGTTATGACACAGTCCGTTACGCTGTTCTTATCTCCTGAAATTGATGTGCCTGCAGGCGCTGATGTTGACGTGGTACGGCAAGGACGGCATCTGCATTTTAAATCTGCAGGTGTATCTGCTGTCTATGATAACCATCAGGAAATCAGTCTGGAACATCGGGAGGTGCACAATGGCTGATGTAATTGTAGATTTCAGAGGTTTTGAGGAGCTACAGAAACGAATTGCTGAATTGAATAGTTCTACAATGGAAGAAGCCAAGCGGCAAAGTATGAAAGAGATGGCCGCCGTGTATCTTGCTGAGGCAAAAAGGAATACCCCGACGAGAGGGGTTCAAACCGTTGAAAGAAACGGAGTGACGATCACAACTAATTCCGAACATATGAAACGTTCCTGGAATGCCGGAACTATTGAGCAAAATGGCAGGGAATACAAGGTTAAAGTATTCAATACGGCATCTTATGCTTCTTATGTCAATGATGGACACCGGCAACAGCTGGGAAGGTATGTTCCTATTCTTGGTAAACGATTAGTGGCAAACTGGGTAGACGGATTTAACATGGCGGAAAAAGCGGAGAAGGAAACGGAACGGCAGTCTAAAAATATTTTGCGCCGAAATATAAACCGGGTGTTATTGAGGTACAGCACATGACAATAATTAATGAGGTAATCAAAGGCATCTCATCAAAACTGCATAAGCTGACTAAATATCCTGTGTATGTAGACGTAAAGAAGAATCATGTCGTGTTTCCGTGCTTTTATCTGAAGCAGCTGGATCAGTCACAGGAACTGTCTGTTGGTAACCGTTACTGGCAGGAGCATAGATTTGATATCTGGTTCATGCCGAATGCGGCCGATGAAGTTTCAGATGTCCGGGAAGAAATCCACAAGATGGCGGAAGCGTTCTTTGTAGAGCTGGAGTATATTACTCTTTCCGATGGCTCTGTCATTCGAGGAACGGACATGCATTACCGCACGACTGACGGCGCACTCCACTTCTTTGTTTCTTACAATCTATTTATTTTAAAAGAGCGGGAAAAAGCAGAAAAAATGCAGAGTTTAAAAGCGGAAGGAGCCGTAAAAAATGGCAATTAAAAAAGAAGAACAGGCAGCGTCCGAGGAGCGTTTCGACGGAGTAACGATTGTTAAATCCGCGAAGTACAAACGCTATGCGGACATTTTGACGCATTTGCTTAGCGAGGGAGAGCAGTATACGCATTCTCAGATTGATGAATTACTGAAAGATGCGTTAAATCAGCCTGTCAAACAGGATATTAACTAAAGGAGGTAACTTATGGCATTAGGTGGCGGTACCTGGCTTTTTCAGAATAAGAAACTGCCCGGTACATATATCAATTTCATTTCAAAAGACCGTCCGATGACGGATATTGCCGACCGCGGCTATGCGGCAATGGCGCTTGATCTGGATTGGGGTGTAAGCGGAGCTGTCTTCCGCGTGGAAGCGGAAGATTTCCAGAAAAACTGTCAGAAGATTTTCGGCTATGATTATGGCCATGATAAAATGAAGCCTTTGCGCGATTTGTTTATTAATCTGAAGACAGGGTATTTCTACCGTCTGAACAGCGGCGGAGAGAAAGCAAAGAATACACTGGCAACAGCAAAATATGCGGGAACCAGAGGAAACAATTTATCTACTGCGGTACAGAGCGACCCGGATAACAGCGGAAAGTTCATCGTGTACACTTATCTCACGACAGACGGGATGCTGAAAACGGTAGATAAACAGTCAAACGTCAGCAAGGGCGCAGATCTGCAGGACAATGATTTTGTCGTATTTAGTAAAACTGCTACACTTACTGCAAAAGCAGCGGAATCGCTGACAGGGGGCACGAACGGGACAGCGGTTACTGTTTCCGAATATCAGTCTTTTATCGAACATATTGAACCATACTATTTTAATATTTTGGGATATGCAGGTTCTGACGAGACAGTGCAGTCATTGCTGATTAATTTCACGAAGCGCTGCCGTGAAAACACGGGCTCAAAATTCCAGCTTGTTATTTACGGTAAGACCAAGGTTAATTATCCCGGCGTTATTTCCATTAAGAATGATGTGACAGATACGGGCGCTGAAAAAGGATCCTTAGTATACTGGCTCACTGGGAAAGAAGCTGCATGCGCAATCAATGCAAGCTGCACGAACGCGATCTATGACGGAGAATATACGGTCAATACCAACTTCAAGCAATATGAGCTTGAACAGGCAGTCAGCGATGGCATGTTCATGTTCCATAATGTTTCCGATTCGGTATCCGGCAATGTATTAGGCGATACCCGTGTTCTTACAGATATTAATACCTTCACGGAAGTAACCAAAGCAATGAATAAAGATTTTACGCTGAATCAGGTAATCCGTGTGCTGGATAATGCGGCAATTGACATTGCCCGACTGTTTAATCGGATTTATCTCGGCAAGGTGCAGAATGATGCTGATGGGCGAATTTCTTTGTGGAAAGACGGTATAGCGCTGTTTGAAGAATACCAGCGTGTCAGGGCGATTCAGAACTTTGTGGATGATGACTTGCCTGTACCCACGCAGGGCGAAGAGAAAACCGCCGTTCTGTGGACATTTGAAATCCAGCCGACGGCGTGTATGGAAAAATTATATTGTACCGTGGTGGTAGCGTAAGAAAGGAGATAGCTCATGGCAGATGAAATCAGTGCAATCCGTACGATGTTGGCTAAGGATGTTATTTCGGCAAAATTAGCCAGCGCCTATGTGACGGTAGATGGAAATAGATACTTGCTGTTCCAGGCAAAAAGTCTTGAGGCAACAATCGAAAAAGAGAAAGAAGAAGTTGCTATTCTGGGGCGCCTGATGAAAGGGAATAAGTCCGTGTCCGCTAAGGGGAGCGGTACGCTGACAATTTACAAGAATACTTCGCTCTTTGAAAATATGATGCTGAAATACGTCAATCAGGGAGTAGATACTTACTTTGACCTGCAGGTCGTCAATAATGACCCGACCAGCGAGGCGGGGAAGCATACCGTGATTCTAACCGGGTGCAATATCGACAAGGGTACTGTTGCCGGATTTGATGCAGAAGGCAAATGGCTTGAAGATGAGATTTCATTCACTTTTGAAGGAATCAAGGTTCCGGAAAAGTTTAAAGAACTTGATGGAATGAAAGCGTAATGGCGGCGGGGACATCCCCGCCTATTCTTTTGTGAAAGGAAAATCAAATGGCTGAAAAGACATTAAAAGCATTTTTTAAAGAAAACGTTATAAAAAAAGCACCGGTACAGTACGCCGCGTCAAAGCGAATGGTTGGCGAAGACGGAAAACCCGTGCCGTGGGAAATCCGCGTACTGACTAATGAGGAAATGGACAGTTTACGTGATGCCTGCACGAAACGAATTCCGGTCAAAGGAACTAAAGACTGGAAGATGGAATTTGATCAGGATAAATTCATGATTGAAATGACACTGAAATCTGTCGTATTCCCCAATCTGAACGACGCAGAACTGCAGGGGAACTGGGACGCAATTGGAGCGGAAGAATTGCTTAAAGCGATGCTGACACCGGGCGAACTGGCAGACCTGTATTCTGCCGTATCTCAGGCATCTGACTTCGAAGCAGGTATGGGTGATAAGATCAAGACGGTAAAAAACTCTTAAAGGCAAAGGATCTGGATGCGCATGTGGCCTATTTTGCACTTATTAAGCTGCATAGGCTGCCGCACGAGATTTTTACTTTGCCGGAACACGAATTGGCTATGATCTATGCTTTTGTTGATGAATACATCAAATCAGAGAAAAAGCAGGCGTCCAAATTGAAACGCAAATAGAAAGGGGGGGCAATAGATGGCAACACTGCAGAACTACATCAGTCTTCGGGACGGTGTCAGTCCGATGCTTGAAAAAATGAGCCGTGCAGCTCACACCGTATCAAATAAATTAAACCGCGCCAGCGGAAGCGCCCGGAACGCCGGAGATTCTTTCGGCTATGCTGCCGGAAAAGCAGGTTTATTTAAGAGTATCCTTGCCGGTAACATTATCGGGAATGTCATCATGCGGGGGCTGGATAGTATTGCAGGTTCTATTTCAGGAGCTGTAGCACTGGCGGATGAATACACAAGTTTGAATGCCAGGCTGGCACTGGTAGCCGGTTCACAGTCTAACGTGGCCGCACTGAATGATATGATTTACGAATCCGCGCAACGAGCACGTGGCGGGTACATGGATATGGCTAAGGCCGTAGCAAGCCTTTCTGTTAATGCCCGAGATGCTTTTCCTGACCCGCGGAAAACAGTGCAGTTTATGGAAGGTATGCAAAAGCTGTTTGTTATCGGCGGTGCATCTAAAGAGAATCAGCAGTTCGCCATGCTGCAGCTGCAGCAATCATTAGCCAGCGGCCGCCTGCAGGGCGATGAATTCAGGTCTATCACTGAAAACGCACCGATTCTGCAGGATATGATTGCTAAAACCATGAAAGTTTCCCGCGGCGAGTTGAAACAACTGTCTGCACAGGGGGAAATCACGGCAGATATCATCAAGCGGGCTATATTTGAAAATATGGATGAAATCAATGATAAATTTGAGAGTATGCCAAAACGCTGGAGCGATCACTTTACAGATTTTAAAAATGTAGTATTGATATCTTTTGCGCCGATTGCGGAACGTATCAATCGTCTGGCAAACAGTGAAGGTGTCCGTTCCATGTTCAGCATGCTGAAAAATGGAGTTAAGTCTATCATGCCTGTGCTTTACGCGGTTATTGGCGGTGTGGAGAGATTTGTCAATATGTTCACGGCGGGAATTTCCACCGTAGCGTCATTTGTGCAAAATCATAGCCTGCTTATGCAGATGGCACTTATCGCGCTGGGCGGGTATCTGGCATTTGTCGGAACGATGGCTCTTGTTTCTGCCGGACAGATGGCGCTGGCAGCGATATCAACAGCTGCTAAAACAGCGGCAGACTGGCTGGAGATGGCGGCATTAATCGCATTGACCGTGGCACAAGAAGGTTTGAATGCGGCGCTGTATGCGTGTCCACTGACATGGATAGTCGGCGCTATTATTGCTGTTATCGCCGTGCTGTATGCAGCAGTGGCGGCAGTTAATTATTTTGCAGGAACGAGCATATCGGCAACAGGTATTGTCTTTGGAGCTTTTATGTGGCTGTTTTCTTCTGTATGGAACATGATTGCATTTACTGTGAATGTGTTTGTCTCTCTTGCAGAATTCATCGGGAACGTTTTTGTGGATCCTCTGAATGCCACCTATAACCTCTTTGCGGATATTTGGAATGGTGTCGTCGATCTGGTAGGACAGGCAGTAGCCGCTATTGTTGATATGATTGCTCAAATCCCGGGGATGAGTAAGCTTGGAATTAGCACCGATTTTTCTGCGGAATCTTTAAAGATGGAGAAACGAGAAATCTCCGGCGGTTATGATTTTTCTGGTTATAAGATGAAAACGCTGGATCCTGCCAATGAAATGGCGTGGGGATATAATGTCGGCGCAGGAATTGGTGACAGTATCAGTGACGCGCTCCAAATGCCTGAAATAGCAGCACCCGGTTACAATGCCGAGGATATAACCGATAACACGGCGAATACCGCAGATAACACCGGCAAAGGAGCAAAAGACGCAAAAAGAGCAGCTGACGCTTTGGATAGTACGGCTGACGACCTTGCTTTTCTCCGGGAAGCAGCTGAACGGGAAGCGGTCAATAAATATACGACAGCTACTATTCATATCGACGTAGGCGGGGTCACGGCAGGAGATACCGGCGGCAATGATTTTGATGGCGTTTTACGGCGGCTGAACGATGTGTTGATAGAATCTGTAGAAAACGGAGCGGAGGCGGTACAGCGATGAGTTACTATTTCTTTTTAGGAAATACCATGCTGCCCGTTCCGCCGCCCAGAATGAATACAAAAATCAACGGAAAAAACAAAACAATCAATCTGATTAATGAAGGAGAAGTCAATTTAATCAAGACGCCTGGATTAACAGAAATATCGTTTGATTTCTTGCTGCCTAATAGCAGGTATCCTTTTGCAAATTATGATTCATCTCTACAAACAGGATTAATCAATTATGCTGTAGGGGTAATTTCATCCCGTATCGGCGGCTCTTTAGGAAACGCATTTTCTTTTAAGAAAGCGGCGCCGTTCCTCGATTCGCTCAAGTCCTCTAAAGAGACACGAAATCCTATCCGATTTATCGTTACCCGCATGGGTTTTGATTATTCCCAATTGTGGAATACCAATATGCTTTGCACTGTTGAGAATTATACAATAGGTGAGGACGCCCGGAACGGAAACGATTTAAATATCAGTATTGCACTTAAGCAGTATAAATTCTTTGGAACAAAAGAAGTAGAAGTGACGAAGAATGAAGATGGTACGGAAACATTGCGGGTAAAAGAACCGCGATATACCCCGACAACACAGGTTCCCGCGATGATGAAAATAACAAATCAATTGTCTGTGCTGGAAGCCTGTAAAGGCGTTATTGATGGCAATCTTGACTGGCGAGCAGTGGCCAACGCCAGTGGAGTAACTAACCCGCTTGAAAAGAATATAAAAGGGCAGGTGCTTAAACTTGTTTGAAGTTATTATCCATAACAAGATGGAAAACAAATATTACGCGCCTGCCGTGTTGGATGGAGCGAAAATTGAATGGACTATCAGCGGGGCACCGGGGAAGTTCACGTTTACCGTATACAAAGATGAAACTCTTAAATTTGTTGAGGGGGATACTGTGCAGGTCAAGGTTGGAGATAAAGCTGTTTTCTTCGGGTTTGTTTTCGTAAAAAAACGAAACAAAGACAGCAGTATCAATGTCACTGCTTATGATCAACTCCGATACCTGAAAAATAAAGAAAGCTGGCAATACAAGAATATGACCGCCACGCAGGTCATACAGAAGCTGGCCGAATATTTTCAGCTAAAAGTCGGAACATTGGCGGATACTAAATTCGTGATTGATAAGAGGGTGGAGGATAATGCTACTCTTTTTGATATTATTCAGGGTGCGCTGGACGTCACTTTAGTCAATACAAAAGAAGTTTATGTGCTTTACGATGATTTCCAAAAACTCATGCTCTCCAAACCGATTGACATGGTAGTTCCCATTCTCATAGATAATGAAACCGCAGAAGATTTTGATTATGAAAGCAGCATAGACAAGGACACGTATAACTTAGTCAAGTTGGTAGTAGAAGACAAGCAGGCGGCGGGAGAAGGTAAGCGAAAAGAGTTCTATGCGCCGATGAGCCCCGACGAGTTCGCAAAATCAAAAGAAAAAGACCAGTGGGGTGTCCTGCAGTACTATGAAAAGCTGCAGAAGAATATTCAAAATCCACAGGAACGGGCTAACCAAATGCTTAAGTTTTATAATGTAGTCCGTAGGAAACTGGACATAAAGGGAGCTGCAGGAGATATTCGGGTACGTGCGGGCTCCATGATTTATGTAAAGCTTAATTTGGGCGATGTGGAATTGGCGCAGAAAGTACTGGTCACAAAGGTGGTTCATACATTTTCTAACCAGGCGCACATGATGGACTTGACGCTGAAAGGCGGTGTAATCAATGATCAATGATGAATTGCCGAATGTATTGAAATCTCTTGTCGCACAGACCGTGCGCGGAATGAATCCGTCTGATTTCGTTCTGGGCGAAGTCATATCTGAGGCACCTTTAGTTATCCGTGTAGGAGAGAATGAACTGGATGAAGATTTTCTGATACTTTCCGATAACGTTCGTGATTTTGAAGTAGATATTGAAGTCAACCACATCACCGAAAAGCGGTCAGGCGGCGGAGGATATGCGGAGTATGCCAGCCATGACCATGACTATAAAGGTAGAAAGAAGATCATTATCTATAATGGATTAAAAATCGGAGAGAAAGTCGTCATGATACAGCAGTCCGGCGGGCAGCTGTTTTTTGTTGCTAATCGTGTGTACAACCATTCTGATGTCCATGGGCAATGGGGGTGATTAAATGAAACTACTACCGGAAGAATTTAACAACGTGTCCATTGCGGGCAGCCAGACACGTATGCCGTCTAAAACCTACAGGATGAATATTGAAGAGGAAACGGTGTCAGGGATAATAACAGACGGCTTAGAAGCTGTGCGGCAAGCCGTCTATAAAGTCCTAAATACAGAACGATATAAACACATCATTTATTCCTCGAATTACGGTGTGGAACTTGCCGATCTGTTTGGTAAACCTATGCCTTACGTTATCCCTGAAATCCCGCGCCGGATAGAAGAAGCGCTGCTGGTAGATGACCGTATCAACAAAGTAGACGGCTTTGATTTGCAGTATGACAAACAGGGAAATGTCAAATGTTATTTTGTAGTTCATTCTATTTTGGGGGATATCGAAATGGAAAGGAGCGTGAAGGTAAGGAATGTATGAGGATCAAACGAGCTCTGTCATAGAAAAAAGAATGCTCGATGCCGTTAGCCCCGCAGTGGATAAACGAGAAGGCAGTATTATACATGATGCAACGGCTCCGGTATCGATCGAACTTGAACTGATGTATGCTGCGCTTGACTGGTTTATGAAAAACACATTTGGTAATACGGCAGAGCGCAAGTTTCTAATTGAGCGAGCTTTAGAACGTGGGCTTGTGCCATATAAAGCAACAAGTGCGGTCGTACGTGGGATATTTACTCCGAGTGCGTTGGAAATACCAATCGGGCATCGATTTTCTTGTGACGGAATCAATTATGCAGTAACAGAAAAGTTAAAGGCCGGCAGTTATCTGCTGCGCTGTGAGACGGTAGGTATATCGGGAAATAAGGAAGCAGGAATACTTGTGCCTATTGACCATTT